TGGCTGTTTTGGTACAAACTGACCAAGCTCGGCAAAGAAAATCGCACGTGGCCCGAATTCGAGGATGCGTTGGATGAGCTGATCGAGGTGCAGCCGATACAGGTAAACCCTACGGAAGCGGCAGTTACCGGCGCCAGCTAGCAGACCTGCTGCTCGCCACCGGATTCTGGCCGCCAGACGTACCGTTCGAGTTGGAGGATTTACGCACCGTGCAGTTCCTGTCAGAGAAAGCAAACCGACATGGCCGTTGACGTGGGAATCGAAGTGCACGGCATAAAGAATGCCCTCAAGGAGCTGAACAAGATCGACAAGTCGTTGCGTCGCCAAATTACCAAGGATTACAAAGAAATCGTCAAATCGGTCATTGACGATGCCAAAACGTTGATACCCAGCGAGCCACCTTTGTCCGGCATGAACCGCAAATGGAAAACCAAGAGCGGCTACGAAATGATTGGCGAGGGAGGCTGGTCAAAAGCGATTGCGCAAAAGATGCTGGTTGCCAAAATCAGTACTCGACGTGTCAAAGAATTCAAGGGCATGAAAGTCAACGTAGGAACATTTCGCATCGTGTGGACTGGCTTGGCGAACCAGGTGTTTGACATTGCAGGCCGCAAAGACAGCAACGAACTCGGCAACGCATTGGCGCAACGCTGGGGCAGTGCGTCACGCATCATGTGGCCCAGCTATGAATCAAACAGATCACACGTCGATGCCGCAATGCTTGAATTGTGCGAACGCATCATGGATGAAGTCAACCGCAACCTCGTGACCGCACCGGGCAAAGATTCGTAGGATGTCCTAATGGCTGTATCAATACCCATCGTCTCCGAATTTGATAGTAAAGGCATCAAATCCGCTATCAACGAATTCAAGTCGCTTGAGGGTGCTGGAGCCAAAGCCAAGTTCGCACTAACCAAAGCCGCAGTACCAGCGACCGCTGCCATCGGTGCCCTGGCTGGCGTCATCGGCGTGTCCGCCAAAGCCGCAATGGAGGATGCAGCCGCACAGGATCACCTGGCAGGCGTGATGCGTCGCGCCGGGCTTGCCACCGATGAACAGATTGCCGCCACCGAGGCATTCATTAGCGCACAGTCCAGATTGACCGCCACGACCGACGATGAGCTACGCCCGGCGATGGCAACGCTGGTCAATGCCGTAGGTGAAGCCAACTACGCCCAAGAGCTGCTAGTCAAAGCCCAGGACATCGCAGTCTCGACAGGCACCGACCTGGCAACCGTCACCGACGCGATGGCAAAGGCCGCCAATGGCAACATGAAAGCCCTGGGCAACCTCGACCCATACGTCAGGCAGATGATCAAGGGGGGCGCCGAATTCGATGAGGTGATGCGCGCACTCGAGGTGCACACAGGCGCGGCAAGCCAGGCCGCCGAAACGCAGGCAGGCAAGATGAAAAACCTGCAAATCCAATTCGGTGAAGCGCAGGAATCCATCGGTGCCGCATTCCTACCGGTGCTGACCGCATTGGTGGAGAAACTGATCCCTGTCGCGACGTGGATGCAAGAAAACACCAGAATCGTGCTGATCCTGATGGGCGTGGTAGGCGGCCTCGCTGGTGCAATCCTCGCCATCAACGCGGCAATGAAGCTCTACCAGGCGACGCTCGTAATCGTCAAAGTCGCCCAGGCCGCATTGAACTTCGTGATGGCAGCCAACCCGATCGGCCTGGTCATCATCGCCATCGCTGCGTTGGTCGCGGCATTCGTGTTGGCGTACAAACACAGCGAAACGTTCCGCGAGGGCGTCGACAAGATGTTCCAATTCATCAAGACCGCCATTGAGGGCTCGGTCGAATTCATCAAGGGCTACCTCAACACGGTGCTGAATTTCTACAAGAGCATTTTCAACGGCATCGCACAAATGTGGAACAGCACGGTCGGTCGACTGTCGTTCGAGGTGCCCGACTGGGTGCCTGGCATCGGCGGCAGAGGGTTCAGCGTGCCCAACATTCCGATGCTCGCCGAAGGTGGCATCGTGACCGGCCCGACGTTGGCAATGATCGGTGAAAAAGGCCCCGAAGCTGTCATTCCGTTGAACCGCGCCAACGCAATGGGCAACGTCACGATCAACATCAATTCAACCGTCGCCGATGCACGCCTGGGTGACATCATCGTCAATGCGCTGAAGCAATACAACCGTCGCAGCGGCCCGATTCAGGTGTCGGTGGCGTAATGCCCGAACAGGTAGTCCAATCAGGCACCTACACGCTGGAGCTCGACACAGGGTTCCTGGTTGACGCATTCACCCTCAATGATTCTTTGCGTGGCGTGCTGAACAACACCGAATACGTGTTAAACGGCACGACGCAGTATGCGGACATCACCGAATACGTCACCGAAATCGATTACGAGCGGGGCCGCAAAAAGACCGACGATCAATTCGGTGCCGGGTTGATGCGGTTCAGCATGCTCGACGAAACAGGCATCCTTGGCCCCTACGACTCGACCAGCCCCTACTACGACCCAGGCAACAACCAGCCAGGGCTCGCACCGATGCGTGCAGTGCGCCTAAAACGCGGCAGCACCTACCTGTTCACCGGGTACGTGACCGGCTACGACTACAACTTTGCGATAGCAGGCCCGAACCTTGTCAACGTGCAATGCGCAGACGAGTTCTACAAACTCGCACAAACACAGCTTGACGCTTGGAACGTCAGCGCCGAAACATCAGGGCAACGCATCACGAGCGCGCTGGTGCGGTCGGAGGTCGCCTACACAGGCAGCACCGACATTGACACAGGCACCGTCGACCTCGGGCATGATTCGTCGTACACGGTCGACCAGGGCACCAACACGCTCTACTACCTGCAGCAAATCAACCAAGCAGAGCAGGGTCGCCTGTTCATCGCAGCCGATGGCGAGCTCGTATTCCAGCCGCGCATCGGCAACACGCTCAGCGCCCCGGTGATCAGTTTCAAGGATGATGGCACAGGCGCCGATTACGAGTCGCTGCAAGTCGAGTTCGATGCGGACAATGTGGTTAACCGCGCATACGTCAAAGGATTGAACGGCAACGACGCAACCGAGATTGATGCAGGCAGCATCAGCCAATACTTTATCCAGTCGCAGTCAATCAACGACAGCCTGTTGCACGTGCAAGGCCAGATCGATGCCCTAGCGCTGTACCTGCTTGAGCCCGACCCCGAGCCGCGCTACACCGCATTGACCACCACGTTCAGCCGATTGACCAGCATGCAGCGCGACAGCGTGGCAACAATTGACATTGGCGACACAATCAGCATCCACAAAGACATACCAGGGCTCGGCTCCGAGATTGCCGAGGAACTTGCGATTGAGGGCATTGAGGCCAGCATCACGGTTGATGCCGGGCATCGCATCACGTTCTATACCAGCCCGACGACGATCGTGTATGAGCTGATTTTGAACGACGCCCTCTACGGCCTCCTCGACTCCTCGAACGTGCTCTCGTAGGGTAGGCTCTAGCACCTATGGGAACGAACGCCACGACCTCAGTCCCCTCGTATGTCGCAGGAGAAGTGCTCACCGCCGCCGACCTTAACGTAACGAACTCGGGTATCCCCGTCTTCGCGGATTCGACCGCCCGGACGAACGGCTTCGGCGGAACGGGCGAGAAGACACTCGCTGAAGGTCAGTACGCCTACCTCGAGGACGATAACAAGACCTACGTCTACGACGGCGCAGCGTGGAAAGAAGTCGGAGGAGGAAGTTTCGTCTCTTACACGCCGACGATTACTAACGGAACTTTAGGCAACGGAACACTCACCGCCCGCTACGCACAAGTCGGGAACCTCGTCTTCACTAAGATTCTCTTCACGCTCGGCAGCACGAGCACCGTCGGGACGGATCTTCAGTTCTCGCTCCCGGTGACGGCGGCAAGTACGGCTAATACTCAACTCGTCCCGGTCGGTATGTCTCTTCTCGAAGATACCGGAGTAGAGAACTTCATCGGCGGAGCACGTCTCTACACGACTACGACCGTTGCGCCGTATCCGTTCGATCCGTCATCGAGTAAGTTCCGCATTGGCGGATTATCCGCCACCGCTCCTTTCACATGGGGAAGCACGGATAAGATCGGCGTCCACTTCTGGTTCGAGGCAGCGTAAAGATGACTACTAAAGCTCAATACATCGCCGAAGCTCGAAAGAATAACCCGAAGCCGCAGTACCGCACCGAGAACGGCGAACGAATCGAGCTCACAGAAGCGGAGTATGAAGCATCTCTCGAAGCATGGGCCGAGATGAGGATCGAGCAGGAAGCAGTCGCAGCAGCAGCCGACGAGAAAGCCGCCGCTATCGTCTCCGCCCGGACGAAGTTAGCAAATTTGGGTTTGACACCAGCCGAAATCAAGGCACTGGTGGGCTAATGAAGTGGCAATACGTCTTAGAGGATTGGCTCAAAGCATTCGTCGCTGGCTCCGTCGCCGTGCTTATTACAAGCGACTACAACGTCGAAGGCGCGCTAAAAGCAGGGCTCGCAGCCGTGCTGCCGCTGATCTACGCCTGGGCAAACACGAAAGACACTAGGTACGGTCGCAAGTGAAACTGCCAGTCAAGCCGGTCGTGCTGCCGGCTGACCTGACCAACGTCAAACCTGGGCAACTGCCCGACTACCTGCTCAAACCAATACGGCCTTACGGCAGGCTGCACCCGCTCGCTGCCCAGGCGTGGGAAGCGATGCGCAAAGCCGCACACGCCGATGGCATCAGACCATTCAAACCGACCACAACAGGCGACACCTACCGCTCGTACGTGCTGCAGCTTGGCGGGTTTATGGCCCGCTACACCACCAAGTACGTGCCCGACAGCAAATCGATCAGGATGTTTCAAGGCAACAAGTACTACCTGAAGCCGGGCATGGCGCCGATGGCGATACCAGGCACCTCCACGCACAACCTCGGGCTGGCGGTCGACGTGTGGACAGCATCAGGTGAACGCCTTGAATGGATGCTAAAAAATTCCGATTGGTACGGATTCTGTTGGGAACTGCAATCGGAGCCCTGGCACATCCGCTACTACACAGGCGACAAGGTACCCTTGAAAGTGCAGCAGTTTGTGAGCCTGCATGCCGACCGAGATTTACGTCGCCCTGATTAGCGCCGTTGCCATCATCGTGGCGGCCGGGCTGCCCGCCTGGCTCATTGAGCGGGCACGCAAAGAAAACAGCACCGATCACGCATATGTGCGCAAGGTGCTTACTAGGGTGGAACGCAAGATTGACAACCACTTGGAGGATCACAAGCATGGGTTTGCGCGACGAAATAAATCCGAAGGTCAACAAAATCAATGAACTTGACCAATGGCTGAAAAAACAGGCCAACCGTAAAGAATGGTTGAGCATCCTCTGCGACCCGGCATACAGCTCGCAGGCAATCTGCGCACTGCTCAAAAAACACGGTTTCGAATGCGATTGGAACGTCGTCTACCGCTACAGGATCAAGCATGCCGCTAAGTGACGAAGTTGAGCAGCTGCAAACGATCGAGCAGTTGCGTCAGGCATTGAAACGCTCCAACGAGCTGAACATCAAACTCAAGCACAGGACTGGCGAACTTGTCGCGGCCGTGTACCAGGCCGCCAAGGATGCGTCGCTGGCGACACCGCCGGTCAAGGTCAAGCCGCCTACGGTGCGCGGCAGCAGCAAAAAAGCCGAGGTTGCGCTACTGCATTGCACGGATTGGCAGTTGGGCAAAAAGACCGTCAGTTACGACAAGGAGACGTGCCGCAAACGCATCGAGCGATTCGTCGACAAGTCGATCGCCATCACCGACATTCAACGCAAACATCATCCAGTCAACGAGGCGGTGCTGCTTTTAGGTGGTGACCTCGTGGAGGGCGTCGGGATATTTCCGGGGCAGGCCTACGAAGTTGACGCCCTGCTGTACGAGCAACTGTTCGAGGTGTCACAAATCATCTCGAGCGTCGTAATCCACCTGGCGCAGAATTTCCAAACGGTGCGGGTCGTGTGCGAGTACGGCAACCACGGCCGCATCGGCAGACGCGGCGACATGGCAGCCGGCGACAACATCGACCGCATGGCATACCAGATCGCGCGCAACCAAGTCGGCTACCTGTGCAAGGATTGGCAGTCATCAGACAACTGGTTCCAGCTGTTCGATATCGGCGCGTACCGCGGCCTGCTGGTGCACGGCGACGAAATCAAGAGCTTTGGCGGCAACACTCCCGCATTCGGCATCCTGCGCAAGGTCAACGCCTGGGCATCGGGCGTCATCCCGCCATTCAACGACTGCTACATGGGCCACTGGCACACGCCGATGAGTCTGACGATGGGCAACGGCGGCCGCATATTCGTCACCGGGTCGCCAGAGTCGCACAACGAGTATGCGCGCGAATTCGTTGCCGCTACCGGCATACCGTCACAGAGGCTGCACTTCATCGATCCAGACAAGGGCCGGGTAGCGGCAGAATACGTCGTATGGCTCGACTAGAGCATCCGCTCGTGCTCGTCAC